AAAGGCTGTTTGGACTCCTGAATTTGCTCAAGATTTAAATGCATATCACTCAATTGACGCTGAAGCTGAATTAACTTCAATGTTAAGTGAATATGTATCAATGGAAATTGATCTTGAAATTCTTGATATGTTAATTGACGGCGCAGTAACTACTGAGTTTTGGTCAGCTAAATCAAATCAATTCTTAAATGATGCTGGTACAGCATTTGAAGGAAGAGATGTATCTGCTGGTGGATATTATAATACTCAAGGAGAGTGGTTCCAAACTTTAGGAACTAAACTTCAAAAAGTATCTAATAAAATTCATCAAAAGACACTAAGAGGTGGCGCTAATTTCTTAGTTACTTCACCTGCTGTTGCAACTATCCTTGAATCTATTCCTGGATTTGCTGCTGACACAGATGGTAACAAAATGGAATTTGCTGCTGGTGTTCAGAAAATTGGTGCTATCAATAATAGATACACAGTATACAAAAACCCATACATGAAAGAAAACGTAATCCTTATGGGATACAGAGGAGCTCAGTTCCTTGAAACAGGTGCAGTTTATGCTCCATACGTACCACTTATCATGACTCCATTAGTATACGATCCTGTTAACTTCACCCCAAGAAAAGGTGTAATGACAAGATATGCTAAGAAAATGGTAAGACCTGAATTCTATGGTAAAGTATATGTTGCTGATTTAAAATCAATTTAATATAAATTAAGTTTATTTTAACAACTATAATTGGAAGGGATGATTTTGTCATCCCTTTCTTACTGTTTAGATATTTATTATAAAAGAAGTACTATGGCAGTTCAAAGAGTAAAATATTCAATACAAGCAAGAATTCGTTATAAAGGTAATTTAGTTGACGTATTAGATAGAATAAGAGCTATTCGTATGGTTCTTATGGTTCATATAGAACAAGATTTAGGTAAAGGAGCTGAATTAATTACAATTAAAGTATTATCACCATATTCAGCTAAAAAAACTTTTCAATCTATTCAAAAATTAACTACACAAAAAATTGAAACATTAGAACAAATGCAATTATTGGATTCAACACTAACAAGAGTACAATAGGATTAATATATGGCAGATTATAGTGAAAATAAACCAATATGGCCAGGGAGCTCTTCATTTACCACCGGAGATACTCCATTTGGATTTTTTGATAATGATACATTATTTCAACAACAAGCAGATAGCTTTGCAAAACACGCTGCTCAAAATGTTGGGTATCCAATTATGGATGTTGAATTACTTGATATAAATTTTTACAATGCATTTGAATCTGCTGTAATAGAATATTCAAATCAAGTTAATCAAACAAATATTACTAATAACTTATTAAATACATTAGGTATACAAACCGGATCTGAATTTTTAACAGAAAATGGATTTTCAGATACATTAATTGGATCATCATTATCATATATAACTAAATTATCAAAAACATATGGAACAGAAGCTGACTCAGGTGGAAATTTAAATTGGTTTTCTGCATCAATTGAAGTAAAAGATGGATGTCAAACATATAGTATACGAACAGCTGTTTCTAAAAGTTTAGGTATAGAATTATCTGATTCTAGTTCAATTGAAATAAAAAGAGTATTACATACTGTTCCGCCAGCTATTGTTAGATATTTTGATCCATTTGTTGGAACAGGATTAGGTTCACAAAATTTAATGGATGCATTTGATTTTGGTGGATTTTCACCATCTGTAAATTTTATGTTAATGCCTATTCATCAAGACTTATTAAGAATACAAACTATTGAATTTAATGATAGAATTAGAAAATCACATTTTTCATTTGAAATACATGGTGATGATATAAGATTATATCCTACTCCAAATCAAGGAGGAACAGCTGCAAGTCCATTTTATGAAAACGTTTGGTTTGAATTTATTTTTGAAGATAAAAAAGCTGACGAAGCTTTATTATTCGGAAATACAGCTGTAATGAATGGAGTAGTTAGCGATGCATCTAATATTCCATATAAATATCAAAAATATTCTCAAATTAATGATATGGGAAGAGCGTGGATTTTTAGATATGGATCTGCATTAGTTAAAGAAATGTTAGGATATGTTAGAGGTAAATATTCGTCTGTACCAATACCAAATTCAGAAGTAACATTAAACGGATCAGATTTAGTTTCTCAAGGACAAGCAGAAAAAGAAGCTTTAATTACACAGTTAAGAGAATTTTTAGAAAAATTAACAAAAGAAAGTATGATGACCAGACAACAAGCTGAAAATGATGCAATGAATGAAATATTATCAAAAGTACCAACTAAAATTTATATAGGATAAGATATGGCTTTATTTGGAACGCAACGAGATGCAAAGTTTTTAGCTTCTATTAATGCTGAGTTATTAAATTCAATAATTGATACTGAAATTGAATTTTTTAAATTAGTAGTTGAACAATCAAATACAAATATATACGGTGAATCTACAGATAAAACATATTTTGATTCAATACTTATTCCTGCATTAATTACAAAAGAAACTAAAAATGCTAATATGGATGATTATGGTCATGATTATACCAGAACAGCACAATTTGGTATATCTAGAGATATTTTAGAAAAAGCTAATTTTTATCCGGAGGTAGGAGATATTATACTTTGGGATAATGAATACTATGAATTAGATAACGTAGATGCAAATCAATATTTTGCAGGAAAGAATCCAGACACATGGCCAAATGGTAATAAGTTTGGATATAGTGTTTCTGTATTATGTGATACTCATGTAACAAGACAAAAGCCGTTAAATATTAGAAAAATGAATTTTGGGGTAACGAGCGATAATCAATCTTATAAAGGATTTAGTTAATGCCAAAATATAATAGACAAAATATTGATAGAAAAACAAATAAACCAGCTTTAAAGAAAACACAATCATCTAGGCCTGATTTAATTTTTAACAGATCAGAACAAATTAGAAGAGATAATGATGTTGTCAAAACTCCAAAAAGAACTGTATATGATATTGATTATGCAATAAAATGGTATTTAGAAAATATAATAGAACCACAAATTGAGCATAATGGAGAATTAATTAAAATACCAATTATATACGCAAATGGTGAAAAATGGGATAGTGTTAGAAGATTAGGATATTCTAGAGATGAAAAAGGAAAGTTACAATCACCACTTATAATATTAAAGCGTAATACATTACAAGAACGAGAGCAATTAAAAAAATTAGATATTAATAATCCAATTGCAGGAAATCAAATTACATATAAACAAAAATATAATAAACGAAATAGATATTCTGAAGATATATTTCCTATACCAACTAACGAAAGAATGAACTCCGAAGAATTATATGCAATTAATATTCCAGAATATGTTGATATAGATTATGATATGTTAATATGGACTGATTTTACAACACAAATGAATGAAGCTATAGAACAAATCATGCCATATGGAACATTTGCGTGGGGAAATGAAACAAATAAATATAGAACATTTATTAGAAATATATCATTTGAAACAATTAATACTGCAGGAGAAGATCGATTAGTAAGAGCAACTATTCCATTAACTGTTAATGGAACATTAATGGCTGAACAAGAATTTAAATTATCAACATTACAAAAACGTTATTCTATTAAAAAATTAGAATGGGCACAAGTTATAGATACAAGCGTAGATGTATTTAATAGTTTAATAGTTCCTCAAAAATTAATTGATGCAAAACAAAGAATTATATCAGGAAATGCTGTTATTGTAGGCGGAGCATCAGGCGGAGCTCAAATTGATATTGTAAGTTTAGATTATTTAACTAATATTACAGAGCAAACAGGAACATTTATCGATAGTGATACAATACATATATCTGCAGATGCTGCTAGAAATCCATCAACTGGAAATTCAGCGTCAGGAAATGAATTTGATATATTTATTAATGGACAATATATTGACAAATCAGTATATACATGGACACCATTAACAGAAGGAACTGCTACACAAATAATTGAATTTAATACAACAACATTAGGATATTCATTGGAATCAAGTGATACAATAATTGTAAAAGGTAGATGGGCATAATAAATGGGAAGATTATTTGATAGCAAACAGTTTCGTACCGATTTACAATTATCTGGATCATTTTCTGGATCGTTTCAAGGATCTGGTGCTAGTCTAACTGATATCCCTGCATCTGCTATAGGTGGATTAAATTTATCTCAAATCACATCAGGATCATTTTCAGCATCAATAACACAAAATGGTAATTTTAGTACCAATGGAGTTATAACTGGATCTGGTGCAGGATTAACTGATATACCTGCATCTGGAATTGTAGGCTTAAATTTATCACAAATATCATCTGGATCCTTTTCTGCTTCTATAAATCAAAACGGTGGACTACTAGTTAACACATCAATATCAGCTAGTATCATATCAGGTAGTACATTAGTCATTTCTCCAACCGGATCATTTAATCATATTATTACAGATGGTGAAACTATTGAATTTAGAAATCCATCAACAAAAGCTCAAATAGGACGTTTAAAATTTGATCCAACAACAGGATTAAATGTACAAGATAATACTGGTGCAAGAACAAAAATAAGAGCAGGTCGTGGAGAATTTTTATCGTTAGAAGCTGGACTGGTAGGATTCAATAGTATAGGTTCAATAACAGGATCTATTATAAGTGCTAGTTCAACTATATTTGCAAATGATATTGAAGCATTTAGAATGAATGTTACACATTTAACATCATCATTTATTACAGCTTCAACTATAGAAACATCTGGATCAAATATATTTGGAGACGAAGCATCTGATACTCATACATTTGTTGGAGATATAATAGCACAAAACAATATTAGTTCAAGT